TATTGTTCTACCTTTACCATATAATGAAGCTAAATCATGTGGTGTACCATAAGATTTACCTGTTTCTAATGGATCATTACCTTCTTCAGTTACTTGACCCAATCTGAATTTGCGTTTAGCATCTTGTAATATTAAATCTCTATATTCATCAAATTGGTCTTCACTAAAGTGAAACACATTGTGATATATCCAATCAGTTGGTAATAATTGGGCTTCCATAATATTTTTAGCTAAATCGACTTTTTCTTTCATTAACGCAATACGTTCTTGATCGTAAATAATTGATGGAGTTGTTAATGAAATTTCAAAATTAGTTAATGATTCACCAATAAAGCCTTGAGTATATAAATGTACTAATGCTATTTTATTTAATTCAGATAATATAATACGTTGAATTCTGTCAATTGTACGAGCAAAACGAATATCTTCAGCTGCTAATGTTGCTTTACCAGTTAAATCTTTTTCGTAACCCATAAATGCTTTAGGTACTTTAAGGGCAGCAAATAACTTATCTCTTAAATATTCAACATCCTTAATACCATCATACTCTAAACCTTTGGTTGTTTCAATTTTAGTTGATGTGTCATTACCACGAACTGGGATGTAAAAATCTTCTAACATGTTTTGCATGTTGTATTTTAAATTATATTCACCAGTTTGATGATCCATATATGGAGTTTTTTTCATTGTAGTGATTGTCTTCTTCATAAAGTTTTCTACTTCATTAGGAGGAATAGCACCAACATTTATATAAAATACACGTTTTTCAGGTGCACGGGAAATTCTATGAATTAACATAGCATCTTCCATCAATGTATATTGTTTAAATAATTTACGAGCTGGTTCAAGATATGAACGACCATAGGGAAGGTAGTTAACATCCGTTAATAATCTAAAATGAGCCATCTCAAAATTATCAAAATATATACCATTTGTTTCGTCAAATTGTTGATTAGGAACTGTAAATTGTCCTGTACCACCAACATAACCATCTGGACTAAATCTGAATCTTATTGATTGTGGATTTTTTATATCATAATTTTCTTGACGCATGATATGATATGCAGTGTAAGGAATAACATTATATACTCCAAATTTTTCTGAAATATCTAATTTCAAGAAAAAATCTCCATATTTACACATTTGTCTAACCCATGACCACATGTTAAATTCTATATTTAAAACATCATAGAATAAGTTGTATAATATTTTTTGTATATCTTCATCTGAACTACGAATTTGTAATACTTCACCCATTTCATTCTTTAATGAACATTCATCAGCGATGATATCTAATGCTGAAGCTATAATAGCATCAGTATCCATTACGTCATAATCAGAGTATAATTGTGCTCTTAAGTACTGATAATTGACATTTAATTGTTGTCCATAAAGTGAAGTAGCGTTTTGAGAATAAATTCTACTATATCGATCACCTAATGAGTTAGTTTGATATTGGCCACTATTTTGAATAGAGTTAACATCAATTACTTTAATGTCGTTTCCACCCTCATTTCGGATAATTACATCTGTTGAAAATAATCTTTTTAGTCTTGAAAATATGTCTGTATTTGCCATTTTTTATTTTTAGAGTAACCAAGAAATATCTTCACTTTGATTGTTGCCTACAGTCATTGAGTATGGATTATCCTTTCCCGATGCGAAGTAAGCCCCTTGTTGTTGATTTGGTCTTGATATATTGTTTATTGCTGCTTTAGTTAATTCTATTCCTTGTTGTTTATTCTTTAATGCTGTATCTCTAACGTACATTGCTATACTGTAAGACATAACTAAATCGTCATTGTACCCTGATTGTGCTTCTGCTCTTCCGTTTCTCCAAATAAATACTTTCATTTCTTCTATTAAACGTTTTGATCTAAGTATAACACTGTGATCACCAAAATATTCTCTTCCTTTGTTAATTAACAATGGGCGAGTTCTTAATGACATAGTAAAACCAGGTGTCATTTTTGATTGATCTTCATATTGACTAAGATACGAATCAGAAGCTGAAGAGTCACCCTTAGATGAATAATATAGATTTCTATATCCTCTTTCTATAATTGAGTCTAATGTCGACCAACCAATGTTTGCATTTTCAACTACTAACATTGCTTCGTTATATTCGGTAGCTATACCTACTAACATATATCCAAATTCTTTAGGGGATATTTGTCCTCTATATTCAGCTACTTGTGCATTAGTCTCTAAATCAAATATATGGAATGCTGAATAATCCTTTCCATCTCCTCTAGCAACGTCAGCTGATACTATGTAATTTCTTGTATAATCTGGGGATTCCCATATCCATAAATTTCTATCTACTCCTCTTCTTTCCATTGGATCAACTACATGAGTAGTACTCATATATTCAAGATGTTCAGGATAATATACTACATCACCAGATGTTGTAAAGTCACAGTCACATTCTTGAGCTGCTAATCTAGGATCACCTAATTTTCTATCTTGTTCTTTTCTCCAACTTTCATCTCGTTCTGGATGTACATACCAAGGTAATTTAATTGGTAAAAAGTCATTATTTTGAGATTCTGCTTCAACCCATGTTTTATGGAACCAGTTACCTGTACCAAATGGAGTTGATAATACAATTGCTCCACCACCTGTAGCTAAGGTTTGTTGAGCTGAGGCCCAAATTGGTTCGATATTTTCAATAAATGCAGCCTCATCTATTATTAATAAAGATACTGCTTCAGATCTACCTGCATCACCAGCTGCTGATACCGCTTTAACTTGTGATCCATTAGTTAATCTTAATGTTAATTTATTATTTTCTTCATGTGGTACTTTTAACCATGATGGTAAATTGTCATACATAAATTTTACTTTAGTTACCATGTTTTTAGCAGTTTCCTGCTTGGTAGCTAAACAAAGTACGTTTTTGTCTTTATGAAAAGTCATTAACCATAAAGAATATCCTGCTGCTAATGTTGATATACCTAACTGTCTAGATTTTAGTACTATAGAATATTGATTTTCTTTCCATAGATTTAATACTTTAGCCTGGAACGGGTATAAATTAAATATAACTCGCCCGCGTTGAGGATGTTGGATATTACAGTACTTACGCATAAAGTGACTTGGATCCTTTGCGCAAAGAATATATTCATCTCTTATTATTTGTTTTAAATCTTGTGACATTTATTTTTTTCCTATCTTCCAGTACATTTTAAAACTTATTATTGGTTGGAAATTTCTATTTAATCCAACCCCAATTCCATATGCTGAACTGTTTTTTGTTTTTAACATTAATTCTGGGCCAAAACTATTTATTCCTGATTTTTCGCCTGCTATGTTAAATCCATAATAAAATTCATTTCTTCTTTTAGTTATGTTATTAGTAATAGTTACTATAGGTAATGTAATTTTATATTTTATATCTCTTATTTTAATTTTATTTTGAGATATAGAATCATTTATGTATACTTTTAAAGTATCTGTTATTAATGAATCTTTATAAACATATGTAGAATAATAATCTCCTATTACATATGCTGTATCAATTACTTTAATTGTATCGTGAGTATATTGTATTTTTATATTCCATTTTGGAGTATATTTTGGAATCTCTTTAGTAATTGTAATATATGATGTATCTATAGTAGTAATAGTATCATGAATAGTTTTATCTTTTCTACCTAATCCATCACCAATACATTTTTGTAAAAAAATGATAATGATTAAAATTAAAATAATAATAAAATAAAATTTATTTTTCTTCATATTACATTACATCTGAAACTACATTTTTTAAACTAACACCTTTATCTTTAAATAATTTTTTAACATCTTCTCTAGCAATTAATTGTTTTAAAATTTTAAAGTCATCTGATGTTACTCGTTTTGCCACTGGTAATTTTTTGATTTTTGTTATTTTTGCTATTATACCGGCTTTAAGTTTAGTATATTTTTCTTCATCTGCAGGAGATAATTTTTTAGCATTTGAGTTTCCACCTACTACTTTTTCAGCTTCTTTATCTGCAGCTTTAATATCTATTACTTTAGGTTCTTCTTCAGTTGAATCTTCTTCCTCTTCTGATTTGTAATATTCATCATCCGCTACAACTAATTCATCGTCATCTACTTCTTTATCTTCTGGGTTGTCAGTTACTTTTGGAATGCCGATACTTGCTAAATCATCTTCAGGTGTAATTTCTTCTGGTTCAGCTTCTTCTCTTGGAGGTGGACCTGAAATAGCACCTAATTCCATAAGTTCTCTCATTATTGGATTTAATTGAGATGGGGCTTTAATACCTACAGCCACCATTATTTCTTTTGGTGTTACACCTGCATCACCTGCTTCTTCAATTTTATTTAAAATTCTTTCAATTATACTACCGGCATATGCACTTTTAATAGCAGCAAAATTTTCACCAGCTTTGATACTACTACCTTTACGAGCCTCTTTAATTTTTTGACCTGCTGTAGTAGTAATACTTGATACATTAGAATCTCTTTTTAAAGCATCTAATTCTGTTGGATTTTTATATGATACTGATTTAGTACCAGCTTTGCTAGTTACCATTGCTGTTGCATCCTCAGTTAATTCATTAATAATTTCAGTACGAATGTATTTATATAAGTCTTTGCGTTTCATTTATGTAGAGTTTTATTATAAATATTACAAATTTAAATAAGATTGTATTTGTCTGATTCTATCCTCATTAGAACCCGTTATAATACCAAAATTTTGGATACGGTCTAAATTTAAAGAACATAAATGTTTAATTGTTTTATCTATTTGTTTACGATATTCAGCATCTGTAGTACGTACATTATTATCTTCAATACCTACACCTGATGGGCTTACATAAAATATCCAATCATATTCATCAATAAAACGAGAAGCATATTCTTCAAATCCGTGTTTATCTGCGATGTCAATTGATTGAGCATTGAGTGTAAATGCCATAACATCTATTACTGTTCTATCCGTTATAACGTTTGTTTGAATTAATTCACTGCATCTTTCTGCTAAGAATACTGTTTGTCCTTTTAATGTACTATCCGTATTTAAAGGTATACCTAAATCACGTAAATATTTACTACGTTCAGTAGAAAAATTATAGTGTTTAAATTCAGGTAATTCTTGTAGCGATTTTACTAATGTGGTTTTTCCAACCGAGACTGTTCCTGTAAATCCTATTTTCATAACTTTTGTTTTTGTAAATGTACAAATGAAGGCTTGGTAATCCAAGCCCTCTAATTTATCTACCTCTTCTTAATATTCCACTATCTACTAAACGTCCTAGTGGTGGATTTATTTCTTGTGATGTTTTATTTTGTCTATATTCTTCAGATAATTTATCTAATAAATCCATAAGTAAAATACCAGTTTCACCTGCATCTTTTATTATTTGAATTGTATTACCTATCCATTTAAATCTTTCAGTTTGAGCATATGAACTGATTAATGTGTCAGCTTTTGTTAGGTCTCCAATTGTATAAGATTGAGCTGGGCGAGCCATTTCCTTTAACTGTTTACGTACAAGTTCTTTTAAGTTTTTCATAATTTATATTTAAAAATTTTCAATAAAGTCAGGGTAGTCGTTATCTTCCATGAATATAAATATTACGAAAGCAAGGCTTCTGCAACATAAATTCCATGCGCACCACTAACAGTAATACCACGAGCACTTAATGCATCACCAACAAAATGAACATTTGGATATTTATTTAATGATAAGTCAGTATAATTTACTAATGGTTCAGGACTTAAATATTTTACTTCAGGTATATACATTCCCCAATCATCACCCATTTCAGGGAACACCTTTTTCATGTCATCAATAAAATTAACAATATATTCAAAGTATGGATTCATCACTTCTGTTACTTTAATTAACTCTAACCAATCTATTTGTGTAGCAGATACAGTTGTACATTCTGATGTTAATCCTGGTTTACGAGTATTGCCTGGTGAGTAATACAATCCTGTTCCATTTGATTGTAATTTATCAACTACATCTCTTGACCATTTAAATGGATCTTCAATACCTTTAATTTCCATTAAGATACCAAAGTTAGTCATGTCGTTCCGGAATTGTTCTCCTTTTTTGGCGTGACCATTGTAACTAACATCACCATAAGTTTCTTCAACAGCCA